ATACCAAATGACATTTTCCGTGAGATTGCTGAGATCGACGCCATGTTTGCGGAGGCTTCAGGTATCGTTTCCGTTCTCCAAGGCCGGGGTGAAAGTGGTGTACGAAGTGCTGGACATGCTTCCCAACTGGCTAGACTCGGCTCTTCACGGGCTAAAAAGCGGGCTTTGGTCATTGAAAGCGCCTTAGAAAAGCTCGCAACCATCTATATGAAGATGATGATGGTATATGATGACACCGTTTACGTAGATGAAGACGGGAATAAGTTTATTGCTTCACAGTTTACTAACGACTTTACCGTCAAAGTAGACGCGCACAGCAATAGCCCAATCTTCATGGAAGACATGCGGGAACTGGCTTTCAGCCTCTATCAGGCTGGAACCATCAGCAAAGAACGCTTGATCGAAATGCTTGATCCTCCAATGAAGCAACTGCTTTTGGAAGACCTGAAAAAGCAAGTCCAAACACCCCAAACACCTCAAAGCCCTGAGATTCCTCAAGGCCAAGAGCCGATTGTTCCGCAAACAGGAGAGATAGATGGCGGCCCTGCCTAACCAACCCGAAGGAAATCTCCGTACTGGCGATCAGCCCCGGATGACCGAATCAGAATTGAAAAACGAACAGCGTGGCGAAGGCAAGATCAGCTATACCCGTAAAGCGCAGCGCACCAATTTCCCCCGTACATCCTACGGTACACGTTACATGCGTAAATCATAAGTGGTGAAAATGGTGTCACATCCTTTTTTTTGGTTGACACAATAGTTTTGCTCAATTGAAAATCCGCACATCATAGGGAAAGGTCTAAATATGGCGGTTTCCGACAAGGACATTATGCAAGCAATGGCTACGGATATGCCAGAAGGCGATGTTCCGACTCAGGCCGTGCCAACAGAGGCGGGAGCGCAGACAGCGCCCATGCCCTCTCCAATGACCACCCCGGAACCAAAGTCCGGTGAGATGGAGCAGGCAAGACTAAACGTGATGATGGCTTTAGACATGCTGCAAAACGCTTTGATGGCGTTTGGTATGCAGTCTGAAGAAGGCATGGCGCTGCAAGAGGCGGTTAAAAAGATCACTGGCAAGTTTGGTGAGCGAGAGTCTGCAACACGGCAACTAATGCCTGCCGAAATTATGAATTTGATTCAAACCTTGCCGCAGGCGGGTGGTGCGACACCTGAAGCAAGGGCAGTAGCCGCCGCACCAGTACCCGGTACTCAACAACCAGTAATGCCTGTATAGGAGAATCAAAGTGGAACTTTTCAAACCTCGCGGAAATCTGTCCCCGCGCCGTCCTACGGACAACACGCAACAAAACGGTCAAATCGTCAACACTCCCCGTATGGCTGAGTTTGGCGGTCTAACCAACGCTTCCAAGATCGGCCCTAAGAACAAAATGACTCTTAGCAAGCCGGGCGATGGAAAGAAAATCATCTAAGACTGAGAAAGGGGCTAGATCATGTCATTAGAGAACTTGTCAGTAGAAGCACAAGCAGAACTTGCCGCTTTAGCGAAGACGCTGGCTGAAAATCCATCGACTCGCAAGCAGTTTTTGCAACTTACCAAACAGATACGCCCGGATGTGCCGATCCCTGAGATCGAAATTGAAGAGCGTACCAATCAAGTTTTGGAAACCGCGCAAAAGGAAGTCAATACCTTACGTCAGGAATTGAAATACCGTGAAGCGCGTGACGAGCTTGAAAAGCGTCGCCAAGCCTTAATCAAGAAAGGCTTAATTGACTCCGAAGATGAAATCAAGGATGTCGAGAAAGTCATGGTCGAAAAAGGTATTGCTAATCACGAGACTGCTGCTGAATACCACCAGTGGATGAAGCAAATGTCACAACCTACACCCTCGCAATTTCCGCAGCCCGTAATGTCGAAATTCAATACTAAGGATTTTATGAAGAATCCTGTGGGTGCAGCCCGTGATGCTGCTCATGCGGCGTTGCAGGAATTTAGGAAGAATCCCAAGCCAATCGGTTTGTGATTCTGTAGTGGGTTTAGGGGCTTTTTTCTAGGAGATCAAAATGCCTATTGGCGGTGGAATTATCCCGGCCTCTGGGAGTCAACAATACACGGAACTTACGTATGTAACGCGCCGTGCATTTATTCCCAAGATGGTCGTGCAGATTTATAACTCTACGCCCCTCATGGCTGCACTGATCGCCAATAGTCAAACCGCTTCTGGCGGTGTGTCATCGGTGACGGTGCCCGTTCAGGGGTCGCAGTTTGTCAACGCACAGTGGTCGGATTATTCCGGCTCCTTTGCACAACCTTCAGTGCAACAAGGCGCTTATAACGCTGAGTTTAACCTGAAACTGCTTGTCTCTCCCGTACCGTTCCTCGGTATGGAAGGTGCAGTGCAGCAAGACTATGCAATCATCCCCCTCATTGAGGCTCGCATGAACGATGCGACCAACGTGATGATGGACGCGATGGCTACCTCGCTATACACCAACACATCGGATGCTCAGCAATTTACCGGACTGCCGATTGCTGTTGATTCGTCTGGCACCTACGGCAACATCAGCCGTAGCAGCTATTCGTGGTGGGCATCCAAAGAGTACGCAGCCGGTTCGGTCAACCCGACCCGTCAAAACGTACTTCAGTACATCTCCGGTACCGTAAAGAACTGCGCTGAGGTTCCGACCTTTGGCGTTTGCGGCTTTGGTACTTGGACGCTTCTGGCTCAGGACTACGTAGGCCAAGAGCAGTACATGATCACTCCGGGTTCCGGTTTTGATGCCGATGCCAATGGCCCGCAGGCTGCGTTCCGCGCCCTGATGGTTGCTGGTGTGCCGATCTATCCCGATCCGTACTGCCCAGAGGGTACTCTGTACCTGTTGAACACAAACTATCTCTCGCTCTATATCCATGAGCAGGCATCGTTTGCGTTTACCGGCTTTGAATCGACTCTGCCCAACTTCCAAATCGGTTATGTCGGCGCTGTGCTGATGATTGCTGAGATGGTAAGCACCAAGCCCAAGTCGATGACGAAGGTTACTGGCTACAACTCTCTGACACTTTAAGGAGAAATAGACATGCCTTCATTAGCTCTTAATAAGATCGTTCTGGCTTCTGCAAATGCTAACAGCACTGCTGCGTACTTTGTGGCAGGCTCAACTGGTCTGACTTCAGGTGCGTCTTCTGTGCTTGCTGCTGGTTCTTATGTTTTCTACCCCGTTGCAAACGTGGCTGTTCAGGTCAACAACAAATCTGACGGTAGTGGGTTTGCCAGCGTGTTAGCAAACAACACTGGTGGATTTATGATTGCAGATGGCACCAACGTGCGGATTACGAACCTTGGCAACCAATTGGCAACCTCCAGTTACGTTGTTGTCGGAAGCGAAACTACTGCTCCCGAAACTTTTGGTAACGAATAGGAGGCACTATGGACGCAAATGCCGTAGGCCGTGAGTACCCGGATGGTTTTGGGTACAAGCGCCTTGGTTTCCTTCCCGGCCAATCAATTGGCACGGCAGGAGACACTGTAATTTCCGTTCAGGACGGCACTAAGTACATTGTGCGTCAGGTTGTGATCAGCAACTTCAGCGGTTCTGCTACTGCTGCAAACGTGGGGGTTCATACCTCCACGGCTGCTGGCGGTGTAGATGTTGCAGATACACAAGCACTGACCGCTGGCTCTAGCACGGCAGCTTACGTAAACCTTACGATGTCTGCTGCGGCTAATGCCAATGTATTTACGGCTCCTGCCTTGTATTTCAACGTGAACGCTGCGGCTTCAGGTGTTACCTGTGACGTAGCAATCTACGGAGATATTGTTAGTCTATGAGCCAGTCTATCTTTGTGACCAATAATGGAGCGCCATTTGCAGGCCGTTTTGAGAACGTGGAGTACAAGTTTGATAACGGCAAAGAGGTGGAGCTTTCATTACAGGCTGCAAAGCATATTTTTGGTTACGGTGACGATAACAAAGAACCGTATTTTGTAAGGCTTGGTTGGATGAAGATGAACACCGATCTGCCACAGGCGCAAGAGCGTCTAACATCGGTCAAGTTTTCATCCGAGCCTGCAAAGAAAGTCCACTTGTCAGCCCCGGTGGTGGAACGAGTAGCCGCGCCAATGCCCAAAGCCTACAAAGCTGAGAGCAAAGGCGTGGCAAAAGTCCAGCAGTTACAGTAATGAGAAAACATGCCAACTCTAAGCAACTACATAACCGATACAAGGCGGTTATTGCATGACGTTAATGGCAACTTTTGGACTGATGCCGAACTAACCTCATACATTAACGAAGGCCGTGCAAACACAGTACGCGATAGCGGCTGCAAACGTGTCCTTCAATCGTACACCCTCACGGTGGGCGTAGAAACGATCCCGTTTTCGGCCCTTCCGCAGTCTACAAACACCATCGACATTATCAACATTAACCTCTATTGGGGTGATAGTCGCTGGCCGTTGTATTACATGGCATGGACAGACTTTAACGCTCAACTTAGGTTTTGGCAAAACTACAATGGCAGGCCAATAGGGTTTTCCATGTACGGAATCAAAACCATTTACATAGGGCCAAAACCGGATCAAGCGTATGTTATTGAATTGGATACAGTCGTTCTTCCGACGGATATGGTCGCCGGAGCCGATGTTGAAACCGACATCCCAACGCCGTTCACAGAAGCAGTCCAGTATTTCGCAGCGCACAAAGCCAAGTTCCAAGAACAGTCCTACGGTGAATCAGAAATCTTCAAGCAAGAGTACACGAAAGAAATCCTCGGCTGTCTGAACAGTACCTTCACGCGCCGCCTACCGTCTGTATATCAGTCGGGGTACTAAATGGCCGCGATTGAGCAGAAGAAATCCTACTTTGTAAGCAAGGACTTCAAAGGCATAAACGTTAAAAACAACCGCACCGCAATCGGTGAGGGTGAATTTGCATGGCTAGAGAATGTGCAGCCTATTGGCTATGGCAACCTCAAAATCGTTAATCAGGCTAATACTCTAGTTAGTAGCGCATTTAGCAACACGGTCACTTACATGGCCTCGGCAAACATCAACAATACCGAGTACATGTATGCCTTCCAAGAAGACGGCAGTGCCCAATACGTTGACATTGAAACCAATGCGGTCAGCAACCTTGCACCAGCAAATACCTTTTCCAACGCTAACGTACAGATTGTGCAATGGAAAAATGAACGCATCCTAATTATTGACCCAGCTAACGGTTACAAGACTTGGGATGGCACAAACCTAGTCGATATTGGCAGCGTAGGCACAGTTACGATCAACAACGGCGGTGCTAACTATGTGGCACCTACGTTGGCTTTTAGCCCACCCGGACAGACAGGCGGTGTAACCGCTACAGGTGAGGCAATCCTTCTTGGCAACACTATCGCGTCAGTCGTTATAACGGAGGCTGGAAGTGGCTACACATCTGCACCTACAATCACGGTCACAGATACAGGTAGCGGGTCTGGTGCTAACCTCACTTGCACTTTGTTTAGTCAAAATGGCACTTCTATTGCCACTTTTAGTGGTCGCACTTGGATTGCTGAAGGCCGGACAGTTTACTACTCTGCTCCTGATACGTATAACGACTTTGTATCAATTGCTTCAGGATTTCTTACGCTCACGGATTCAACGCTAAGAACTGACATCAGCACGATCATTGCTGCCAACAA